GATGTTGTAATTGATGTATTGTAACCAAAAATATTTCTTGCAGTAGCACCTCTAATCAGGCCTCTACTAACTTGTATATCTTGTTCGTGTAAAAATCCTTGACTTGCCATTATCCTTTAATCCAATCTTTTTCTGCCGTGAAATTAGCCCGACTAAATTCTAATCTATCAACTAACTTTACAGCGCCAGCGGCTCTATCAACAGCAACAAATCCTTCTGGTGCCGTTACTTTGTAACCATTTGGTGTTCTTAAAAAATGGCCAATACTTTGTATTTCACTTAACTTGCTTACTAAAAAGTTTTTAGCATTTTGTAAAGTAACGTGTGAAGCAATAGCGAAATATAATGCTTGTTTATTTCTATCTATAAATCTCATATTAGTATTTAATAAGTCTTTGTATTTCTTTTTACCACTTTCAGTTTTTCTGGCCTCTATTTCTTGTCTTAAAAATTGTTCATAATACTCTCCAAACATTTCTACTAAACTTTTTACTTTAGCCATATTGCCTTGTGTATTTCTAATAAAATGATTAAAGAAAGCTTTTAATCTAAAACCTATTGATAAACTATCAGATGAAGATTTACTCATTTCATCTAATATAGCACTTGCTTTTAATAAAGAACCTTCCGCCATTCTTATTCTAGCGTCAAACTGTGATAATTCTGCTGATGTTAATTTAGCTGAGCCGCTTAAATCTTTATAAGCAGCGTCAGCTAAAAATACGGAAGATATTCCAGATCGTCCTGAAACTGTACCAAATCCTGCTCTTAAATCTTTCATTGTTTTACCAGAATAAGATGTATGAAATACTATACCCATTTTGGCTCTTAAAATTCTTTTACCTATATCTGAATTAACTGGTACAGCATATGTAATTGTATTAGGTGTAAAAGTTATCATACTTTCACCATCTATATTAGCTGCTTTTAAATCTGATTTTGAAAATAGAAAATCACCTTGTAATATACCTGATATATTTAATTTAGATAATTCTCTTAATGCTATGCTTAATTTATTACCTAATTCACCACTATGATTTCTTCTAATATCACTTGTTGTATAATTGATTTTAGGATTTACATTAAATACTGATTTGGTGCCGACAAAGAATTTGCCGTTTTCTGGATTGATACCACAAATGATAGCTGGAGCTCCGTCCCATTTGACGGACATATTAACTTTCTTGCTAGATGAACCAGCAAGCATATTTCGTACTGACTTTAAGAAGTTAATAGCATTTTGACCACCATTGGAACCACGATTAATTATATCGTCTTCCAGGTGTTCTAAATGTGTATTCTTCTCCTTTGTAAAAAATCCTTTAAAACTAAACATTTCTCTCTCATTCGTTCCATAACTATATTCACTTTTTCCATATAAATCAATTGTTTCCTATATTTATAACAATTAAACTCTAATCCACAAAAAACTAGGTATTCCACCATTGGGTTCCCATACCTGGTTTTTGTTTTGAAATTTAACTAAATTAAAGGCGTCTTCTTCAAAAAAATACTCGGCGACAATCTTGTTAGTAGGTTTTTCAATAACTTGCCAAAAAATGTTCTTATTCTTCTTCTTCATTACCTTTTCGTAAGATAATTTTGGTTGAGAATTATTTGGCCTTCTATCGCCTCTATGAAAACGTACCTTTTGGGTTTTCTTTTTTACCATTAAATAATTTTCATATCCCAGGATATAATCCTTTTGATTTTTTTAGATTTACTAGGCTCAGTAAAGTGTCTAATAAATTTTGGTATTATGACAATTGTTCCCTCTTGTACTGGTACTGGATAGTATATTGTTCTATCAGTTGTCCAATCATTCCAAGGTTGAATATATTGTGTAACAGGTGCGTCTTTCGGCATATTTAAATATAATATTCCAGATAGACCAGTTGATCCGTGGTCGTGTGGCGTATGATATTCACCTTTCTTATAAGATACAGACCATATGTCTTCTATCTGAACATTCCTTTTAAGCCTTTGAATTAACATTTGTAATTCTTCACCCATTATAGATGAAAACGCCTCAGCAAATCCTGTTCTTTGTGATTGTCTATTAGTAGCAAATGTTTGTATGCCGTGTCTTTTTTCAGGAAAGCTCTTTACTAATTTTTCTAACTGTTCTTTCTTTTTAGAAAAATTTAAAGTAGGTAAAGACCACATAGGTATTGAAAATAAATTACCTGGTATCATTAGTTTAACTCCTTTTCTTCTATTTGTTCTCTATAATCTAGTCCTATTTTTTCCATAACGGTGTTAAAGTCTTCTTCAACGTGCCAAAAGTTTTCTTTTGACCATAAAGCTACTTTATCTTTAGCCGTTAAATCTTTATATACGCTTACTATGTTTTCAACATTTATAACTATATCTCTACCTTCAAAAGGTGTATTAGCATTCTTAAAAACTACGAATTTTGCCATTGTATCTCCTATACTTTGAAATCAGAAAACTTATCATAAGCCTGTTCAGGTGTAGGATAATTTCCTTCTTTTTCTTTTGTTTGGTTACTATCTACTATATTTTGTGCCGTATTTTCCACATCATATAATCTCATCTTACTTCTATCAACACCAACAATAAATGCTCTATTCACGCTAGGGTCATTATATCTGTTCTTTAACTGTTTCACTTTCATTTGCCCTAAAGCTTCTAATTCTTCATTAGACATTAGAGCAAACATAAAGTCGGCTGTCGCTGGTAAACCAAAACTTTCAGATGTATCTTCTAAACCAATGTCAGTTGATACATAGCCAGTTCTGGTTGTTTGTGTAGCAGAAAAAATAGGTACATTATGTTCAACAGCTAGGCCTCTTAACTCCTCGGCAATTGCTTTAATGTAAAAATAAGATGATATGTTACCACCTTTAAATCTACTACTAGCACAAATATTTAAATAATCTACAAATACAACATCTGGTTTAAAACTTTTCTTTAAAGCAAGTTCATTAATTAAAGCTTTAAAATGTCCTGCGTGAGCAGACGCTGTTGGATATTCTTTAATAATTAGTTGACCAGTTGTTTTACTTCTTAACTTAGTCATCTTATTATCATACATTTGTTTTGGTATATCGTGTAATTCATCCATTGTAACATCCATTAAATTAGCGTCAATTCTTTCAGCAATTCTTTCTTCAGCCATTTCTAAAGTAATATACAATACATTTAAACCTTGTGTTAAAAAACTTGAAGCAACGTGACACATAAACAAGGATTTACCAACACCTGTACCTGCTAAAGCAATATTCAATGTTTTACTTGGCACACCGCCTTTTGTAATTCTATTAAAGAAACTTAAATCAAACGGATAACGTTTTTCTTTTGTATGGTACCAATCAAATCTACTTTCAGCGTCAGCTATATAATCGTGTCCAATATGATTATCAAAACTAACGGCTAAGGCCTCACTTAATATTCCTGGTATTGCTTCAGGTTGTTTAAGTTTATCTTTACCATCTAAGATTTTGATACCAGATAACACAGCATTATGTACTGCTCTGTCTTTACAAAATCTTTCTGTAGTATCTAGCAACCATTGTAAATCAGATTTTTCGTTTGTAAAAGTGTTTACAAGTTCTTTAACTGATTTAACTTCTTCCTCGTTTAAATCTTTTCTACGATTAAACTCTATTAAGATTGTTTCTTTTGTAGGTAGGTTCTTATATTGATTGACAAAGTTATATACTTCTTCGTATAATAGTTTTTCAATTCTATTTGTAAAATAATCAGGCTTTACAAAAGGCAAGGCCTTTCTGGTAAAGTCTTCATTATAAAAGAAGTTCTTTAATATAGTTGTTTCAATTCTTTCGTTATTCATCAATCTTTAACGTTCCATTCTGTAATTGTTCTTCAACACACTCAATTAATATATCACCAATATAGTTTCTAAAATCACTTGACTCTATATCCTTTTTATTAGGATTAGCCATTATGTCATAAGTAAACTTTAATGGTATTTGCCCTTTTTCATTTTCAGTTTCAGAAAATTTAATGTTGTTATACTTATAGATGATACCTTCGTATTCACCTTCCATTATTTTTACACAACTGAAATCATCACCTTGCCTTTGAGCAAAAGCGTATCTTTTAATTTCCGTCTTTTTCTTCGTCTGATCCGTAGCTGAATTTTCGTTTGGCATATTCATCAATCTTATCTAATACATCCTTTGTAAAATATTTTTCAGGTTCTTCATTGATGTTTTTACCAAATACTTTTGAGCCGTCTGGCATTTCATATCTTGTAGATACTTTTTTAAAGATACCAGCAGCCTCACCAAGTTCTAATAAGCCATAATACTTATCAAGTCCTTGTTTGTATGTTAGTCTTACATCAATTTGAGCATTTTCTTTTGTTAAACGAGATTTATAATTTTTACAATGTATAATATTACCAACTACTTCGGTACCATCTTTTTCTTTTCTTTTACCGAGATAGACGATTGATGAGGCAGCGTATTTCAAACCTGAACCGCCACCCATTTCTTTTTGAGGGAACATTGAACCGATAACGTCATATGTGTGATTAGTCATAATCATTGGTATATTTGCTTTACCAAGTTTCAATGTTAAAACTCTAAATGTAGATTTGACTATTTGTGATCTAGTCATATCTCTTGTTTCTTTACCAGCAGCCGTATCTTCCATTTCTTTTGTTGTAGATAACATTCCTAAACTATCTAATACAAACATTATTGGTTTTCTTTTATCTATTGGCTGTTCCAAATAC